ACGAGTGGCTGGACGAGGTTGTACACAGCACGGACGAGATGAACTTCGAGTACTACTACCAGCGTATGAAGAAGATGACCCTGCTTCGCGTCTATGCGGAGATGGGCGTCGACGTTACCTGGTTCTACGACCCGGACGAAATCTTCGACCTCCAGAAGAAGAACGAGCAGGAGCTTCGCTTCGAGAACACAAAAATCGAAGAGATAGCCGACCTGTTCGAGAAGAAGCTGTTCGACGCCCGCGTGTCTTGCGTGGACAACGCGGTCGACGACTCCGTTCTTCTGGGCGACGGCGCACTTGAGCTTGTCGAGAGCTTCCAGGAGGCCCCCGAGATGGGCATCAACATGTACGGGAAGCTCATCAACACGATAACCAGGGGTGCGCGCACGGGGAAGTTCTACCTGAGGAGCGCGCCCACCGGCGTCGGCAAGAGCAGAACGATGGTAGCAGACGCATGTACGTTCGCATGTTCCGAGATATACGACGTGTCTTCCGGCTCCTGGGTGCCGACGGGAAACGGTTTGCCGACGCTGTTCATCTCAATCGAGCTGGACAAGAGCGAGATGACGACGATGGCCCTCGCGTTCCTGTCGGGGGTTGACGAGGGGCACATACTCGACTACAAGTACAACTTCGGTGAGCACGACCGTGTTGTACACGCGGCCGAGGTTTTGGCCAAGTCGCCGCTGTACTTCGAGTACCTTCCCGACTATTCGCTCAAGGACATCGAGAACATCGTCAAGATACACATCCGCCAAGACAAGTGCCAATACGTCGTGCTCGACTACATAGCGACGTCCATGAAGATTATCGAGGAGATAGCGTCCAGAAGCGGGGTCAAAATCCGAGAGGACCAGGTGTTGTTCCTGCTGTCCTCAAAGTTGAAGGACATCTGCTGCCAGTTCGGCGTCTTCATCCTGTCGGCCACACAGCTTTCCCAAGGCTGGCAGGACGAGAACACGATACCGGACCAGAACCTTCTGCGCTCGTCGAAAGCCATAGCAGATGCGGCGTAAAGCCGAGGTCGTCTCGTCCGGAAACGGGCGAAGATTATCAGACGGAGAATTGCTGGGAAACCTTTAGAGCCGGACAGACTACAACGTAACCCACAAGGGTAGGCGTGAATGTTTGAAAACTGCCCGGATTAGGCAATCAGCAGCCGAGGGGCCTGAAGGAACGTCTTTTGGTCCAAGGTTCAACGACCATCCCGTTGCTGGGAGTAGGGCGGAAGCCCGAAGTACCGTCTGCCTAAACCGGGAAACCGGCACGGCAAAGATATGGTCTAGCCCCTTGCGAGAACAAGGGTATCAGCGAAGATAGACGTGGGTGCGATTATGTTGGACGCGACGCCGAGGGACTTGGAGAAGCTTGCACCTGTTCTTACCGAGCGCAACCTGCCCGTTCCGAACATGAAGATGTCCGTCTACAAGAACCGACGCGGGGCTTACACGAAGTGCTACCTGTGGATGTACGCGAACAAGGCGAACTGCCGCTACGAGGGGCTGTTCGTAACCGACTACCAGTACAACTGGATTGACATAGAGGATATACGCGCGAGGGTGGTGAGATAGTTGAGCTACGACAAGTTCGAGGTGAAGGAGGCGCTCCAGATAGAGGAGGTCGCCCAAATCCTGGACACCATAGGGGCCGAACCCGAGGTGTTCCCCGGATACATCGTGGCGAAGACCGTCTGCCACCACAGGCACGACCCCGACGAGGCGTCCAGGAAGCTTTACTACTACGACAACTCGAAGCTGTTCAAGTGCTACAGCGACTCGTGCGGCGTGTTCGACGTCTTCGAGCTTCTGGAGAAGACGCTCGACCTCGACCTGAACGCGGCCGTGTCTTACGTCGTCAACTTCTGCAACCTACAGTGGAGGGTGAACGAGGTTGACGACAACGTCGCCGAGGACTGGAAGGTACTTGAGCGCTACAAACAGCTCGTGAACGCGAAAGTAGTCCAAGACGACGTCGTGCTCCAAGAGTACGACGAGTCGATACTGAAGCACTTCCCGAGGCCCGAGATACCGGAGTGGGAGGCGGAGGGCATACCGAAGGACGTGTGCGACTACTTCGGAATATGCTACAACCCGCTTACCGGCGGCATCGTGATACCTCACAGGGACGTGAACGGACGCCTCATCGGCATCCGCGAGAGGACGCTCGTGAAGGACAACGAGGTGTACGGCAAGTACCGGCCATCCACGATAAACGGCAAGCTGTACAACTCGCCTCTTTCTCTCGCGCTGTACGGGCTGGACAAGACGAAGGAGAACATAGCCAGGGCCAAGACGGCGATACTCGTGGAGGGTGAGAAGTCCGTCCTGAAGGCTGCGGGTTCGATACTCGGCACGGCCAACAACATAGCCGTTGCCGTGTGCGGCAGTTCCGTATCGAAGTACCAGATACACCTTCTCTTGGAGCTTGGCGTGAGGGAGGTCGTCGTCGCCTTCGACGCGGACTACAGAAACGTCGGCGACGATGACTACTGGACCGTCGTGGACAAGCTCAAGAAGATAAACCAGAAGTTCTCAAGCAGGGTGAACGTTAGCTTCATGTTCGACCGGACGGGGAGGCGTCTCGGATACAAGCAGTCGCCCTTCGACTGTGGAAGGAACACGTTCATGGAGCTTTGGAAAGACCGGATAGCGCTTTAGGGAGGCGCGTTGCCATAAAGTACAGACTATACGGAGAACCGAGATACGACGACGCCGTGGTCCAGGTTCTCGCAAACAGAGGTATTGAGCCTGAGGCCCAGGAGAGGTATCTGGGGGCAGGCAGGGAAGACGTGTCTGGCTGGCGCGTGTTCGGCGAGGAGCTTATGCGCGGTGCCGTCGAGGTGTTGAGGGACACCGTTGAAAACGGGAAGACCATGTTCACGGTTGTTGACTGCGACTGCGACGGGTTCTCTGCCGCGTCAATCCTCATCAACTTCCTGAACGCATGCTACCCGGATTACGTCGCTTCCGGGAAGCTGGTGTGGAGCCTGCACGACGGGAAGCAGCACGGCCTGCCGGACATGATGGAGAAGGTGCCGGAAGGGTGCTCGCTCGTCGTCATGACCGACGCAAGCTCGTCAGACTACGTTCAGCACAGGCAGCTCAAAGACGCCGGTTGCCAGGTACTGGTTCTTGACCACCACGACGCCAACGAGGGGCTTTCAAGGTTTGCCTACACTGTGAACAACCAGTTCTGCGACGGCGTGTGCAAGGCCGGTACCGGAGCTTACGTCACCTGGCAGTTCTGTAGGGCCTACGAGGAAACGGTGTTCGACTCCAGCACCGTTTCAGACCAGTTCCTCGACCTGTGCGCCCTCGGGTGCTGCGGCGACATGGCCTCTTACCGCGAGATGGAGATAAAGGCGGTGTTCATAGGCGGGTTCACCTCCGTCACCAACCCTCTCCTCATGGCAATGACCGAGAACCGTCGCTACATCATGGAGAAGCGCGGAGGCTCGAAGGCGTACATGGCCGTCGCCTTCTACATCGTCCCCTACCTCAACGCGATATGCCGCAGCGGTACGATGGACGAGAAAGAGACCGTCTTCAGCGGGCTTCTGGAGCACCTGTGCTACACGTTGACCGACTCCTCGCTTCCCCAAGAGGGGCAATGCAGCGTCATAGAGGAGGCGCTGCGCGTCATGGACAGGGTGAAGGCGAGGCAGACGGAGGTCCAGGAGTCGGCCATGTTCATGCTCGGAGAGCTAGTCCAGGAGCAGGTGGGGCCGGAAGACAAGGCCATCGTGCTTGAGTGCCCGAAGGACTCGATAGACCCCGGCGTCGTCGGGCTTTGCGCGAACGCCGTCCAGTCGCAATACGGGAAGCCTACCGTGCTGCTGGTGGAAAAGGAAAACGGCAGGTTCAAAGGGAGCGCGCGAAACGTCGCGAACGGCCCTGTAGACGACTTCAAGGAGCTGTGCCTGTCCACCAACACGATAGGTTGCGGAGGCCACGCCAGCGCGTTCGGCGTGTGGTGTGACAAGAGGGACGACATAAGCGCGCTTCGAGACGCCTTGAACGAGGCGTTGAAGGACGAGGACCTCGACAAGCAGTACCTGGTCGACTTCTGCTGGGGTTCGAGGCCGGACCCAGACGCCGTGCTTGAGATAGCCGACGCCGCAGAGCTTTGGGGCCAGCAGGTTCCCGAGCCGCTCGTCGCGGTCAAGTGCCAGGTGGAGCCTGCACAGGTTGCGGTCCTCGGGCAGAACAAGGACACGCTTAAGACGACGCTCAACGGAGTCGACGTGATGCTGTTCAGGCGCACACCGGACGAGGTTTCGAGGTTCATGAAACCGGACCAGGTGATGACGGCGGTTGCGTCGTGCAAGAAGAACGTGTACAACGGCAAGGTAAAGCCCCAGCTTGTAGTTGAAGACTACGAGCTGGAGCAGGACTGGATTTTCTAGGAGAGCGACTTGGTTTACCCCGGCAGCAAGAACAAGTTGGCGAAGTCAATCGTCCCCATCCTGCAGGGCGAGATTGACTCCCGAGGGATAACGACGTACGTCGAGCCGATGGGGGGGGGTGGAAACCTGATTGACAAGGTCAGG